TGTTTGTCGTAAACTTAAAATAGGAGTAGGACCCCCTTTTTAAGTTTATGAGCCCGCGTGTTTCTTCTTCGAGTTCTCGAATCGCACACCGAAGTGGATTGTAGACCTCGCGTCGGCGACACCCGCCCGTGACAAACGTCCACTCCCTGTATCGCCTATCATGGACGATCAGAAAGTGTTGTATGTCGTTCACTTTACTCATCGGTATCGCGATTGCTTTGTGTCGTTCCCTGAGTGGCTGGTCTCGAAGATCTTCCATGATCTTCTACTGATGTTTCCGGGGCAAAAAATTTAGTGAGATTTCCCGTACGCGGGTTATACGAAGCCATAAATACGAGACACGCAATGAGTGCCAAAAAGATCCAGTGCATTTTTCACCTGTCTGTATCGAAGAAAATATGGTTTTCATTTTTTTTTACAAACCTAGGTACCATCCTATATGCACAAAAAATTCAGTTCGCGTACAATATTGAGCCCAGACCGTTCTGGATACGCAGAATGTTATAGTTGACTGCGTACAGGTAAGGCGTTGGGTACGCGCTCGTGATGTTGGTGTTGTACAGACCGTAGACGCCGTTGGTCAGGGTCGGGGGCACGACGATACGGAAAGTGTCCAGACGAGAGAAGTTCAGGGTGCCCGTGGGCTGGAGCTTGGACGTGTCCAGACAGTAGCTGATGATGGCCACGTTGGCCGTGCTGTTGTTATGCACGTAGCCGAAGGGCGTGTTGTAGTACTGGGGCACATCCACAAAGTGGATCAGGGCCCGAGAGTCACCCACATCCACACCGTTCACCTGCGTCTTGAGCTGGTAGTTGGAGGCGGTCGCCGAGCCCACGCCATTGGCGTAGATCTGGGCGTAGTTGACACAAGGGAAGGCGAGGAACTTGACGGGCTGAGCCAGTGCCAACTCCTGCACTGGATTGGTGCCCAGCACCACGCGCTGCACCTGCGTGATGAGCAGATCGTTCTGGGGCGCCTTGGCGAACCAGTCGCGCTCACCTTGGTCCAAGTACACAAAGTTGGTCCATGCCTGATACTGGAGGGAGCTATAACTGGTGGTGGTGGTGGCAGTGCCGGTGAAGAAGGAAATGGTCAGCGAGGCTCCAGCTGGAACTGTCGCCAGTGTGCCAGAAACGTACGTCACCGTAACGCTTGTGGCGCTGTTGACTGCAGACACGTACACGGGGCCCGTGAGTGGGAGACCCGCGACGTACTGACCCACCTGAACGCCCCCCTGTCCGAGGGGGCTCGACACTTGGTCGATTGTCAGAGTTGCAGATGTTCCGCTCTGAGTCCACGCCACGACCTGAGCCGAGCACACGGGGGCATACAGGCTCGCCACGCTGCCCGTGAAGAAAGTTCCACCGATGTTCGAGGCGGCCGAGTTTGCAAAGGCGACAGTCACGTTGGAATATACCTGAGAAGCACCTGCAATGCTTGAAATGTTGGAGAAAGACTGGATCACAGCCACGTTGGTCTGGAGATTGGAGGATGGACCGACGACAAGCATACCCGGGAACAGAGGGCCAGTCGACTGGGAAATGGCGACGTTCGCCAAGTTGGAAGACAGGACAACATCGCTTATGATATTTGCAGTTGCCTGGGGCTGAGTGGGCAGGACGGGAGTGGTGGTGGCGCCGATGGTGATGTTCTGGCTCAGGTACGTGGACCACGTGATGCGAACCTCCACGTCATGGAACTGCAGACCAATCAGAGGCAGACACACGGACCAGTCCTTGCAGAAGAAGAACTTGAGGGGCAGGAAAGTATTCTTCTGGTTGTTGAAGGTGGCGCTGTTGAGGTTCAGGTACCTCTGGGAGTAGTTCTGGGCGCCGGTGATTGGTTCGATGTCAGTCATGTACTCGATATCGTGAGTATCCACAATCTGGCCACCAATCAGCAGCTCAACCTTGTCAATGACCTTTGTCCAGTCGAGATTGACCATCTGAGCACCGTTCGAGTCACGGACAGTCAGGTACACGTAGCTCAGCAGATCTCCCTTTTTCTCGAAACGGATCGTGGAAATGCCTCCCGCGATAGGGGTGCCCTGAATCACCTGACGCTCCACCGAGTTGGAGTAGTGCGTATAGCGCTTGTAGTTGGACCGGTAAAAGGAAACCTCAGGCTTGCCGGTCAGCCAAGCGTCCTGAGCTCCGACGGCGACGAGTTGGACAACACCTCCCGACATTTAGTACTAGCCCATATTTTTTTGCCGTGTCTTAGTTCACAGAAACCGTGTTAAAAGGCAGGGTATCCATGGCAGAGTCGGCCTTCTTTGGGTCGGCCAGAGAGTACGCCAGAGGATTCTTTTCAAGCTGCTGGATGGCAATGTCCAAGAATCCATTCGATGCGCGAGGATTGGGGTTCGCTTTGAATTCGTTGAGTGGATCATCAAACTCTGGAGGCACGGTACCGCGACCTTGGTTCGAACCGGTGATGGCCATGGGTCCTGGCTGTTCGGGCCGAGACTCGATACGAAGCTGGGTCGCAGCACCCACTTGGTTGACTGGATCGCTGCGAACGTTCATACGGGCGGCGTTTGCTGCACGGTCCGGCTTTGTGCGATAGCCGGACGACCGAGTCAGGTCGGTGTCCGTGTAGCACGTCTTGCCCTCGGCATAGGGCTGGGACACATTGTACTGTGGCGGACCGTCCGAGAGCGTGTCTGTGCGCAGACCCGTTTCGGACCGAATAGTCGGTTTCTTGGTCTTGAGGAAGTTTGGACGACCCTCCGCGCCGACCAGTGCGCTCTGCGCGCCACCGCCGCCATACGCGCCTGGATCGCGGAAAGCAGTCTTTGTAGCAGCTGCTTGGTGTGTAATGTCTCCGATGTACGCGGCACCTCCGCTCTTGACGAAAGGGTTACGAGGACCTGGGCGACCCTCGAGTGTGGTCAAACGCTCCTCGTTAATGTTTGTCGGCAACGCCCTGAAGTAATCGTGGAAACCGCCGGCGGCGAGGACATTCGGTCCAACGCCCAATCCGGGACCTATAGTCATGGGCTGTTCGAGAGGGGACAAGTTGTTCTGCTTATTCGTCACGTATTCGCGGTTATACAAGTCATACACGGGCTGACCATACGGAAACCGAGAGTTTGTAGGCGTCACGTCCTGAAGATTCGGAACGGCATCCTTGGGTTGGAGACGCCAATCGTTAATACGACGTCCAAAGTTTGGGTTTGTGTTGCGAAGATCAAATCCATCTGCACGGTGACCGACTGAATCGGCCATCATATCCACGTCGCGACGGGTCAAGGGGGCTTTGGGTTTCGTGGTTGTCGGTGGGGCCGAAGTCTTGTCAGACTCCGCGAGCGTCTTACCGGCAAACACAAGACCAACAACGGCGGCCATCACGAGGGGGTCCATCGTTTCTTATGCTTATTCACTATTTTTTTAACGATTCCACGTCTTGACGCCCTTGGTGTAATAACGCTGAGCGAAGCGCTGATTCTGGTACTCACCAAACGTGTTGATGGGATTCCAGTCGATGACGCGCAGGGGCAAGGTGACGTACGTGTTGGGGAAATCGTAGGTCTGCTCGGACCATCCCTTCTTCCATGCCGTTGTGGGCTCTTCACGGAGGATGCTCTCAACCTCCGTCTTGTCCGCCAGAACCACTTGGGCCGGACCGTACCATATACCCTTTTCAAGGGTCAAAGGGCTTATATCAAGCGTCGGCATTATTACTTTATCCTTACATTTAATTTCCAGCCTCCATCTGGACACGCTCTGGGAAGGTGGAGTAGAACCGATCTGGATTGCACGCGGCCCCGCCTTGGTCGTGACACTTTGCGGCGAAAGGCCGGCCGTACGCCGCCTGAGCAAAGCCCGTTTGGTCGTTTGGAATCGTTGTGGCGGGCATTGAGTAAAAGTTGCGTTCGGCATCACGCAGACGCTCAAAAGGGTGAATCTGGCTCCACGCAGTCTGGACCTTGTCGCGAACGCTTGGGTACCACGCCGCTGCGGGCCGGTCTGGGTTGTCCACATAATCACTCAAAAGCACGTTCCCCATGGAGTTTTCTGTGGTGGGGAGGGTCGCGTTCGGGCGAAAAATAGTTGAATACCGAGCATCTCCTATAGTTGGGCGAAGGGATCCATCCTTGATCATGTTTGTGGTCCACATATAGTACACAATTGCAAGCGCTATGCCTCCAAGGGCAAATACGCGAGCGTCCCGATTGATAATGTAAACAATAACCATAGCATACAGAATGAAGCGAGTCGTTGCCGCGACGCGCTGATCGCCCGTCTGCGTCGCGGTGGGCCAAAATGTCAAGAGGTCACTTGACTTGAAGACGTTTCTGGGATCCATTACTTCTATTTGCGAATATTCTTTTTCTTTTTGCCTGAAGGAGGGAGCCGAGGGGGTGCTGGTGCCCCGCCAGCGCCACCAAGCAGGGACGCGAACGGGTTTCCAGCTCCACCTCCCATCATCTGGCTCAGCATACTGTTGACGCCGGCCATCAGGGATGCCTCATCTGGCTGACCGTTTGGCCCGAGCTTCATGTTCTTGGCGCAGTTCTCGGCAGCCGCCTCGATGGCGCTGAGCGTCTCTGGGGGGAACATGCTAAG